ATTTTTTAACAAATATTTAATTTTCTAATAAAACATTTTTTTTTAAAACGTGTACCATAGCTTCATACAATAATGTTTCTTGGTATTCTGTAAAACCAATATAAGGAGATTTTGTAATCAAACATTTTTGATTCCATCTTACTTGTCTAATTTTATTATTTTCATCAACATCATTTGATTTTGACGGAATTTTTATTTTAAAACCACCTTCAGCTCTATCTAATAATTCAAGCGATTCTTCATCACTACATTTATTTTCATTATAAATTTTTAAAATTTCTTTTAAATTTTCAAAACTAATTGAATCGACAAATACACGAATAACCATTTTTTATAATATTAAATTACTAAAATTATTTTATTTCAATTTTAATATTATTTAGTTTAATACGTATAATTAATTTATTATATTTCTAAATAACATATAATGAATAATTTTTTTTGTTCAAAAGAAAAATGTTCAAAAGAACAAGAAGACAAAATTGAAAAAATAAGTGTTACAGATAAAATTAATGATCATTTTAAAACACCTATCTTCTATACTAAAGATAAAATAGAATTAAAAGAAAATATCGCCACTGATTTAGAATTAGTTAAAACAATTGATATATCTAATAATTCAGTTTATTCATTTTATTTAAATACAGATAACGATATATCAAAAAAAGTTACTGAACAAATAGTAAAATATTATACAACTGATATAAATTTTTTAAAAGATAATCAAACTCTTATTAAAAATTATGATGTAGTTACAAATGAAAATAAAGAAGAAAAATATAAAAAAATAATTGATATTTGGAATGAACTAAAATTAGATATAGATTTTAAAGAAAAATATTATTATGTTGATTGGGAAATTCTACAATTTTTAAACAAATCTGAATTTTTTTTACAAACTATTAGTGTTTATAACTTATTTTCACCTATATTTTCTTTAATAATGCCTATACTTCTTTTAATTATTCCATTTTTTATAATAAAAATGAAAGGACTAAATTTATCATTATCTGAATATATAAATGTTTTAAAGGTTGTTGCAAAAACAAACGCGATTGGAAAACTTATTACAACTAATTTTTCCGAAATATCTGCACAAGAAATGATTTATACATTTGTATCTAGCGGTTTTTATTTATTTTCCATTTATCAAAATGTAATGGTTTGCGTAAAGTTTAATAATAACATGAAGAAAATTCATGACCACTTTAAAGATATAAATGATTATTTATCTACATCTATTGAAAGTATGGATTATTTTTTAAAATTATCAATAAATTTTGATTCTCATATCGATTTTAATAATAATTTAAAAACAAAATTAGAAATTCTTAAAAATATAAAACAAAAATTATCAAATATTTCTGAATATAAAATAACGAATTTTACTAAATTTAAGGAATTTGGTCATATTTTTAAATACTTTTATGAGTTACATACAGATGAAAAATATAATGATGCAATTTTGTATTCTATTGGTTTTAATGGTTATATTGATTGTATTAAAGGTTTAAAACAAAATATTACGAATAAAAAAATAAATTTTGCTAAATTATCAAATAAATCAAACAAAAAAAATAAAATAAAAAATAATTACTATGCTTGTTTAAATAATTCTAAACATGTTAAAAATAATATAAAATTAAATAAAAATATTATTATTACTGGTCCTAATGCATCCGGCAAAACAACTATTTTAAAATCTACTTTAATTAATATTATATTTACTCAACAATTTGGGTGTGGTTTTTATGATTCAGCAAAGTTTACTCCTTATAAATATATACATTGTTATTTAAATATTCCAGACACATCTGGTAGAGATAGTTTATTTCAAGCAGAAGCACGTAGATGTAAAGAAATTTTAGATTGTATAAGTGAAAATTCAAAAGATTCCCATTTTTGTGTATTTGATGAATTATATTCGGGAACAAATCCTGAAGAAGCAGAAATAAGTGCTACTTCTTTCATGATTTATTTACAAAAATATAAATTAGTTACTAGTTTACTTACAACTCATTTTGTAAAAGTTTGTAAAGAACTAGAAAAAATAAAAACTATTCAAAATTTCAAAATGATTACAGAAATTAATAAAAATAAACACATAATTTACAAATATAAATTAAAAAAAGGGATATCAGAAGTTAAAGGAGGTATAAATGTTTTAACTGATTTAAATTATCCACAAGAAATTATTGATAGAACACTTAAACATTAAATAAATTCGTTAATTAACTAATTTATTTATATATTCTTTTTTTAATATAATGGTAGATCTTTTAAATCCATCTTTTTTTTTGTATTTAGGAATTATTATTCTTGCAATAGCAATTTTGGTTGTATTTTTTGAAAGTAAATTGAGAGAACAAAATCATAAAATTAGTTCAATGTTTAGTATTGTCTCTACTTTAGCTGAAGATATGAATAAAATGAAATATGATTTAACTAATAGTATTATGATTTTTAATGGAGGTAATGGTTTACCTTTAGGACAAAATATGCCTATATTTGAAGAAAATAAAACAACAGATGAATTAATTAATGTTTCTGATGATGAAGAAAGTGATACAGATAGTGATACAGATAGTGATACAGATAGTGATAGTGATAGTGATAGTGATAGTGATAGTGATAGTGATAGTGAAAACAAAAAATTAGATATAAAAGTGTTAAAATTAAATAGTAATGAAGAAATAAGTATTTTAGAAAATGAAATAACTTCATTAGATGAGGATTCAAACGATAAATTAAATAATGAATTAGATGATGAATTAGATCATGAATTAGATGATGAATTTAAAAATAATAATTATGATGCAATTGAATTAGTAGAAGAAGAAGATGAAAATGATAACCAATGCATTTTGGAAGAAAATTTAGAATCAGATTCAAAAAAAGAATTAAAAACGATTAGTGTTGATTTAGAAGATCATACAAATGATTTATCTGATTATAAAAAATTACCATTACAAAAGTTAAAAACTATTGTTTATGAAAAAGGATTATCAAATGATACTTCAAAATTAAAAAAACCTGAATTATTAAAATTGCTTGGTATAGAATAAAGATTTTATCTTACAATTATATAAATGTCTTGGGCAACATGTTATTCAGCGAGCAATAATTATAATTTTAATTTTCCTCCTATTATGGCAGATGGACGTAATTATGCATCTTGGCAACCTGATGCAGTTGTTAACGAGAGAATACAAAGACAAGAAAATATTCAGTCAAACTGGAATTATAGAAAATATTTACAACATAATGGAGTAAAAATTATGAATTACAATTCTACAGAAGCTTGTTATGATTTAGGATTAGATCCTCATATTCAAAATAATAGAACCCCTTCTGATAATGTGCCATATACTTTTAAAAATACATTTGATACTAGCAAACCAGGTTACGGATATTGTAATAGTGATTTAAAAAATCCATATTTATCTAGAGAGCAGTTAAATTCTAGACTTGTTTCAGTGTATATTGATCCCGCAAAATCAATAAAATAACAATTTAATAAAAAATCTAAAATACATATAATATTATATATTTATATATGTATTTGTACTTATTTATTATTCAAATTTTAAAAACATGTAATATATATTTTCGCAAACATCTTTTAGACTCATTAGAAACACATGAATATTTGTTTATTAATACATTTTTAATAGCATGTTTTGTTGTATTTTTTTGTATTTACAAAATTTTATACGAAAATTTTTCATTTAAAAAATTATTAGTTAAAGTAAAAAATTTTTCATTTCTTCAAATCGCCTTTTTAATAATTATTGCAATTGTAACAATGAGTTCTTCATTCTTTTTTATTAATATAGATAAAAATCATAATACACCTTTAATAAATAGATTATTATCTAAGGTATTATCAACTATATTATTAGTATTAGTAGGTGTATTTTTCTTTAAAGAAAAATATAATTATAAACAATATATAGGTATATTTTTAACTATTATCGGAATTTATTTAACTATAAATAAAAAGTAATTAAACAAAAAATTATTATATTATTATATGAAAATTTTATCTATAGATGTAGGAATTAAAAATTTAGCATTTTGTTTATTTGAAAAAAATATAATTTCTGAACATTTTATTATAACTAAATGGGATGTTGTAAACATATCTGATAATAAAGAAATAATGTTATGTAAATTTATTGAAAAAAATAATCAAAATAAATGTAATAAACTTGCAAGGTTTAAAAAAAATAATGAATGTTATTGCTTAAAACATTCAAAAAAACAAACATATCAAATACCTGGATTAGAAGAAAAATCTTCATATATTAATAAACAAAAAATTCAAAAACTTTATGAAATTGCGGATTCTCATAAAATTAATTATGAAACTAAAATAAAAAAAATAAATTTATTAAAACTTATTAATGATTATATAAATGATCATTATTTTGAAAATATTGAAACTATTAAAGCAGACAATGTAGATTTATTTAATATTGGTATCAATATTAAACTAAAGTTCAATAAATTATTTGAAAATGAAGAAAAAATAGATTATGTAATTATTGAAAATCAAATTAGTCCAATTGCTACAAGAATGAAAACTATACAAGGTATGATTGTACAATATTTTGTTATGTCTTTATTAAATGTAGACCATATAGAATTTATATCAGCAGCAAATAAACTAAAGGAATGTGATATAAAAGATAAAACAAAATATAGTGATAGAAAAAAAATAGGTATTACAAAATGTTTAGAAATTATTAGTAATGATTTTAGATTTTCTGAACATGTTAATTATTTTAACACACATAAAAAAAAAGATG